ACTAAAAACATTTACACCACTATTAATAATAACTGTTGCGTCAATAGGGTCTATACCGTTCCAATCAAAACTACCTTGCAACACATTAGACAGATTATAATTTTCTGTATTTGAAGATATAGTTAATGACGGACCTGAAAGTCTTCTGTTTGCAAAAAATAAAAATGGCATCAATTAATTCCTATTTAACTTGTGGCCCCAAAAACATTTCCAGAATTATTAAAAGTATTAGTCGCACCCGAACCAACATTAATTGCTTTACCCGCTGCTCCTCCAGCACCACCTGCTTGGCTTGTTATACAAGGTGCTGGTCCTGATACAGTACCTGCCAAGCCAGCCGCACCCGCAAGTCCCCAACCACCGCCATTTCCACCTGTTCCACCACTGCCTCCAGAAGAACCATTTGATGGTGAATTAGTAGCAGGAGTATCGAAACTTGCGCCTATTCCACCGTTATTACCAGGAAAATCTGATTGACCACTACATGCGCCGGTTTCGTCATTTCGAGTTCCTCCGGTTCGACCACCGCCGCCGCCTCCACCGCCACCGCCTCCTCCAGCGATATTAGCTCCTGAAGCATTATTAATTATTCCAGTTAGATTACTTAACTCTATAGCGTTACCACCATCTGCACCTGCAGCACCAGCGCCATTAGAGGCACCACCACCACCTTGCGCTCCACCATGAGCAGCTATAGTTCCTGAGTTATTTATAGTTAGATTACTACCGGATACTAATGTGGCTGCAATAGCAGGTGTAGATGCTACAGATGCTCTAATATTTACACCTGAACCAATATTAAGTGTAACATTAATAGCAGTAGACCCATCCCAACTATAATTATTTGTAAGGTCATTAGCTAAATTATAATCAGTTGTATTAGAAGAAAGTGTAATAACAGTTCCCCCGCCAGAAAATACTGTAGTACCACCTTGAACTATAGGTAGTGGAAAAGTCATGTTACTGTAGTGCCTTTACGGTTAGCATTGAAAATGTAGTTGAACCATCATTTATTCTTGTAATATATAAAAAGAACTCATGCCCATTTGTAGTTGTTAAATCATCTCCGTCCGTAACGGTATATCCAGAAGTAGTTAGAGTTCCTGCACTTGCATTATTTTTATATAAAATTACCATCGTACAATTTTTAGCAGGAACACCTAATGTATGAGCGCCTCCGTTAGTTGCAAACTGAAAATTGCCATCATCCACATCAGGAGTGTATGTACCACTAGATTTAGTACCTGCACTATGAGCAGCCGCACTAAATCCTGCAGTTAATTCGTCTGCAGTATCAGCCTTTAATATATCTGCATCAAAAGCCTCAACGTCACTTCCAATGGCTACGCCAAGATTTGTTCTAGCAGTGCCAGCATTATTTAAATCTGAAAGGTTACTAGCAATAGCTAATCTAGTTCCAACACTTGTTGCTAGTGTTGCAGACAACGCTACCGCAAAGTCACTAACAGAAGTTATGCGAGTATTAGCTGTTCCAATGCTCGTTGCAAGTGTAGCAGAAAGATTTGTAATAACTGTATTGACAGATGTTATAGCTCCTGTTCTATTACCAATACTGGTAGCCAAAGTTGCAGACAGTGCAACTGCATAGTCACTAACAGAAGTTATACGAGTGTTTGCAGTTCCAATGCTTGTAGCAAGAGCAGCAGATACAGTAGCTAATTGTGAAGGTGTTATAAAACCTGAACCATCTCCAATAACACTATTGATAGAAGTAATGGCAGCAGTTCTATTTCCAATACTGGTAGCCAGTGTAGCTGAAAGAGCTACTGCATAATCACTAACAGAAGTTATACGAGTATTCGCAGTTCCTATACTAGTAGCCAGTGTAGCTGAAAGAGCTACTGCATAATCGCTTACCGATGTTATGCGAGTATTAGCAGTTCCTATACTAGTAGCTAGTGTTCCTGACAATGCTACTGCAAAGTCACTAACAGATGTTATACGAGTATTAGCAGTTCCTATACTAGTTGCTAATGTTGCAGATAGTCCTGTTAAAGCAGTATTAGTATTTCCAATACTGGTAGCTAAAGCAGCAGATACAGTTGCTAGTTCTGCGCTAGTAGCGAAATTACCACCATCACCTATAATAGAATTAATACTTGTTATAGCATCAAGATTAGTTTTTGTAAGAGCGGATACAGCAGCAACTTCTGTTACATTTGCGGCTGATACTCCTGCCATTAATAGTTCGTCAGAATCAATATTAGTAGCACTTAAAATTCCAAAGACTGCAGACCCTGTTGCTGCAAAAGCAGTGCTAACAGAAACTGTACCAAAGTTTTGATCAGCAGATACAGCTATAACTCCACTGACAGGAATAGAGCCAGATACAGCCCCACCAACTGTCATTTTAATACCTGTACCAGCATCAACTTGTTTTACAGTACCACCTTCAGCAGAAGGAACATTTGTTAGATTACGTCCATCTCCTACAAAAAATGCAGCAGAAACAATTCCTGTAATCGTTGCCGCAGATGCAGAAACTTTAGCAACATGAATTGTAGTACCAGATAGGCTAACAGCAACAGTTGGATTACCTTCCGTACCGTTTGCATTTGTAATTGCAATACCTGCTCCAGCGGTTAGTGTTCTACCTAAAGCATTACCTCCACTAACTGCAACAATCCCTGTTATACCTGTAAGATCAGTAATAGCATTAATGGCTGATGCATTGGCTGTAATCGCTTCACCGTTAAGTTTAAATGTTCCATTAACATCTACAGCACTTTTACTTAACTTTAAAGCTGAGTTTTCTCCTGATCCATCTTGAACAGATTGTTCTGTTGAGGTTAAACCATCATTACCTGATCCAACTTGCAGGAGTTGTTTATATGTATTTGCAATTAAATTTCCAGTAAGTGTACTCATTAAACCTGATTCCATTCAGTTGTTTCATTTTCCCATTCAGTATCCGCTGCTTGCCAAGCAATATTTCTATCATTATTAGACGGAGGTCTGGGATTACGAAGTGTTTCGTCATCTCTTACATTAGGTGTTTTATTCTGTGGATGATTTTTTAAATCATACTGACCTTCCCAATCAGTTGGACAAACCATCATTCCATAACTATTCATTCGTAATACTCTTAGAGGATATTCAAATCCACAAGTATCACAGATACCTTTAGCATTTTTATTTGTTGCCATATTAACAACTCACTTTAAATATAACCGAGTCGAGGCTTAATAAACATACTAGCTCTTTCTTTGTCTTCAATATTTGCTCTTTCAAGAAGTTCTTCATAGTTTTGTTTTAACATAGTTATTCTACCTGAATCAACATTCGGTCTTTTCATTGACATATAATAAGCAAGACCCGCTGTTAAACAAGGAAGAAATCTTTTAGAAATATCAGCGTTCTGTCCCGCAGATTTATCAATATCTTGGAACTCGCTAATCTTTTCTACTTTTAATTTGTCTGTTGAATTTTCAGGAATAGGCCAGAGGAATATAGTTGGATTATCTCTGTCTCTCTTTACAGTAAACTGTGTTGGTCTACCTGTCTGTCCTTTTCTTGGAACTTGTAAATATTCCTCATAAGAAATACGAGATAAAGGAAGATCAGTATTATCTCTATTTAATATAACTTGAAGAGTATCAATAGTTGAATCACTAAGAGGATATGAGGTAGTGCTAGTTGTAAGAGAAATAACAGATGTTTCTGTTGTCCATAAAAGAATTTCTCTATTCTGCCAATCTTTTAACATTAGATTTAAAGAGCGACGAGCAGAAGCCGGTTCATGGCCTAGAGTTTGTTCTCCACCAATCATCTCCATCGCTTCTTGAATAACGTCATCAATATCTAAATTGAACGTAAATGTTCCACTAGTCGCCATTTAACTTATCCCTTTTTGCGTTTATAAGATATAACTTTTTTCTTACGCTTTTTCTTTTGAGGAGGCTTTGTAATTTGCTGTCCTACATTTGATCTACCAATAGCCATGCTACTTAACACTTCCATCTTTTTCTAGCTTGCCTAAGTCTTGAGTTAGGATTCTTAGCGGCTTTAGGAAACTTCTTCATTTGTCCTGCTGATCTAGCGCAATAACTTTTACGTCTTGCTGCTCTCTTACCAGTAGGTTTAGATTCAGTGACAGCAGTTTTAAGTTTACTGCCAGGATTTTGTCTACGGTA